GAGGCTACTTTAGTTGCAGCAGCAGGATTCCTTTGAAGAATCTGTTGCATCTTATCGGCAGTACCAAGAGCACCAATAAAGGAAGTCTTCTGAGTATTATAATCTTTTACACGAGACTCGAATTTATCATTGGCATCTTTAAGATATTTAGCCGTATCATCATCGATTTGTGTCGTAGCAGACGTAACCAACTGAGGTTTATTAGGGTCTTGCATATTAAACAGATGCATCTGACCATCATCACCCGGCATCATCTGACCATTGAACCAAGATTTAATAGTACCGTCTTTATTCAGAGCCAGATAACGCTGTTGTGTCGTAGGTACAGGCTTAGATAGGTTTATCGCCATCGTAGAGGCTCTGTAGCGAGCTTGAAGGTCTTTGACCAACCCAGGGTCACCCTTACCCTGAGACATGTCGTCCTGAGCCTTCTGGAGCTTGTAAATCAATACATTAAGAGGCTCCATCTTCTGTTCAATAACAGGCTTGACGTATTTGTAACCTGTCTGCGTAGAATCCGGCATGATATTAGAATTAGCATTACCGTCATCATCGAAGAGATCAGGAGCAAACTTACGAATCTTTTCGTCAGTCTTAGAGAATAGTTCTTGATCTCTCTGTCTACGAGGGTCAATATTATTCTGAGTAACCTGATTTTGAATCTTCTGATTAGTAACAGTATCCGAATTCAATTGTCCAGGAATCTGAGGAACTCTAGCAGGGTCAGCACCAACGACAGCAGGATTACCATTGACATCAGTGACACCCAACGGAACCTTCATCTGTGTCTGAGGAACCTGAAGATCAGGATTAGCTGTCTTGACAGTAATATCCTGAGTGGACTTATTATCCTTTACAAACTGACCCTTGTTATACATTTCCATGATCTGCTGAGGGGTAAATCCACCTCGTAGAAGCTGAATAGAATAATTACCAAACTGAGGATCATTCGCCATCTCACCAAGGGATTTAGCAGACTTAATCAACTCTTCATCTTTCAGCTTCTGTTCATCGCGCAATGACTTCTGCTTCTGAAGACTCTGAAGACGATACTGAAGAGAGAGTTCATCCTCTTTATCAGCCTTATCCTGTGCTCTATCGAGTTGTCCTTTAAGACCTTGAGCAAAGCCAGTTACAAATCCAGCGAATCCGGGTGAGGTCATTCCTTGGTATCCTTATTATTTCCTGTACTACTCTGCATCTGAGCAAATCCTTGTGACATCAAATCACTTGATCCAGAATCCTGAGATTCAGAAGTCTCAGTCTGTTCTTCAGCTTGAGGCTCAGCACCTTCAGGTGGTGTATTAGGAACGGGTTTATTCGGTTGGATAGGACTTGCTGAATTAACTGATTTAATCATATCCGCTGTACCTTTATAGAATACACCAGTATTAAACGAGTTATCTTCTTCAATACCGAGATCATAATCTACATCAAAAAGATCACACATCATCTCGACGATTTTGCAGAATGGACCTGCTAGAAGAAGAGCCGTATCAACAGTCCATTTCCCCTGAGCTATACCTTCCATACAAATCATCTGAGCAATTCTGAGAAGAGGAATACCTGCTTCAGCCAAAGAAACAAGTCCATGAGAGACTTTAGGATCAGTCAACTTGACACTCATCTTGTCGAGAGCATCTTGAGGATTCTTATACTCAGGAGGCTGATGCCAAGGGTAATTCTTTGTATCCGAAGTATAATTCTCACCTGGGATCGGCATACTACCGTCTGGGAACATTGCTGGCATACCTTATCACCTCTTTCCCTTATCGACAAATCCGATACCATTATTATCAGACGGATTATTATCTTTGTTCTCTGATTTCAGCGAAGATTTAGTTTCTTTTTCTTGCTTCAGTGTGTCAAAACTCTTGTCGATTGTCTTAGAAACATCCTTTGGTTTATCCTTTGCAGGATTCATATCAAGAGAATCTTCCATATCTTTCTGAACTGCTATTTCTGAATTCTTCTTTTTGACTCTTGGTTTACCATTCAGTACGGTATCATGCATCTTATCGAGAGTCCCATGATCATATCCGAATTTCTTTTTACCACTCTTGTTTATGGCATCAAATCCATAACCATCGTAGTATTTCTGAACTGCTCGTTTAAATGCTTCATTGAGGTCCATTTAGAATTCCTTAGAAAAGTTTACCAATAAGATTTGAGAACGTACTAGAACCGACAAAAGAACCAGCCAATAGGCCAAGAGATTGCATCATAGAGGAATTCATCTGATTATCACCCTGAAGAGATACGATTGCCAATTGATTACGTCTATCAATATCAGATTCAGAACTCTTCCATGCGTAATCAAGAAGTGCATCAGAACGATCCCAAACTTGATTCAATTGATTGACAGACAGATCAGTCATGTTCTTTACGTCTGTAGTCTGAGCTTCGAATTCCTGTTGATCTTCCTGGAGTTGCACTTCCTGACGCCACTTAGCATTAGCAATATCGATATTGTATTGCATCTCTTTCTCGAATTTATCACGAGAATCAGCCATAGTGGCATTAAACTTTTGAGCATCAAGATTCTGAGATGAATTGTACTGTTTGATCTGAGTATTCAAAGAATCATAGAATTTATCACGGTCTGTCTGATCCTGAGCAGTAAACAATCTTTCAGCATTCTGAGCTTTAGTATCCTCTAGGATACTCTGAACTCTAGCAGCATTGTTGATAACTCTAGACTGCTGTTCATTCGAGAGGTTTGACATATCCATATCGAGGAGATTCTTCGAATTTTGGATAGCAGCAGCCATACGATTATCGACATTAGTTTGCTCAAACTTAGCTAATGTGTTAGCCGTATTGATGACTGACTGTTGACGATTATCCAGATTCTGAAGTGTCAATGTCTGGAAGAACTGAGAATCAGCCTGAGCAATCGGAATCGAAGCTTCAAGAAGAGCTTGAGACATAGCAGCCGTAGCAGCAGTACCTGACATACCCTTAAAGGCAGCAATCTTAGAGACGTTACGAGCCGTAGCAGCAGCCCAAGAAGGAATCTTAGGTTCACCAGTCGTAGGATCGACGAACTGATTCTGAAGAATTTCAAGCTGACCTTGAAGAGTAGCTTTAGAGTCTACGTAATTACCATCACCCAACTGTTGAGCCAGTAGCTTACCAGATACCGTACTAGTATCAATGATATTCGACATATCAACAGCAGCATACTTACTGAGTGCCTTACCGACTTCATTGATTGTACCATCAGCATTGACACCCGTGGCGATACCCTTAGTATCTACCTGAGGGACCTGACTAGGATCAATCAAAGAATTACTAGCATCACCTTGAGCAGCAGTCATATCCTGCTGGGCCACACCTTTCTGAGATGTAGCAACATTATAACCCTTAGCATTCTTTTCTTTTACATTCTTAACTTCTTTAGGGTCTACAGAATATTTTGTAGGATTCATTTTATATTTGTTAGCTGAACCATTGATAAGTCCAGCCTGAGTCATATTCTTGATATCACCTTTAGAATCCAGACGGTCAGAGAGCATCATAGATTCATTGGTTTTAGTATTCGGATTGTCTCCTGTAAACCCAAGACTAGGATTAGTGATCAGATTACTTGCGTAATCAACGATATTCATCTGACCAGTTTTAGGGTTAGGTGCTCCAGGGGTAATGGTTAGATCAGTTCCTGTGTCGGTTTTACCACCTCCACCTCCGTCGTGATGTTTAGGTTTAAAACCAGAATCATCTTGGTAACCTTTACCACCTCCACCTCCGTCGTGAGGTTTAGGTTTAAAACCAGAATCATCTTGGTAACCTTTACCATTAGTGTCATCGAGAACAGTACCAGGAGGGGCTGGTGGAGGGGTATTAATATCATGTTTTGTAGAAGTATCTGTAGCAGGCGTGTTAAGTTTCAGGGGGTTTTTCTTACTACCATTTGTAGAAGTATCTGTAGCAGGTGTGTTAAGTTTCAGAGGGTTTTTCTTACTACCATTATCCCCACCTTCATTTTTCTTTTTCTGAGAGGCTACCTGTGCTTGAGCCTGCTGTTGTAGCTGAAGAGCATAATCATCTTGAGTAGCCATATTTTATCCTTTTAGGTTAAAGCTTTTTACCTACCGGAGTAGTAGTCATTTTACGAAGTACTAGATTTACGATAACGAGCGCTCCAGCATAGTACTTCATATAACCATCAGGTACTAGACCTTGAATACTCGGATCGTTCATCACCTGCCCTACAATATCCATAAGAATAGGAATCGAGGCGACGAGGTTAAAACCGATAGTCTTCCAACCTTTAATAATACCCATTTTATTCAACTCCATAACCAAGTTTCAACAAATCAGTGTCGTAAGCTTTAGCATAACCAGCTATAAGTTCTTTCTTATCGACACCATTGATAATTCTTCGAGCATCTTCGAAATTAGAATGCTTTAGGTCGATATAATCTGATAATTTCTTACCAGTGAACCAACCCTCAATCATACCAAGAACAATGATCTTTGCAGATGCTACAGGGTCCATAACAGAGTCAGGATTATTGATAGCATCAATCCCAAGTTCGTCCTTAGCCTTCTGATAATTTGCTTGCCAAGTCAACTGTACGAAACCCCGACCATACCAAGGGTAATATCTAAGATGAGATCGACGCCATGATTCAGACAACCAATAAGCTTCCTTAACAGGCTTCATAGTATGAGCAGTCTCATGATAAGCTGTAGCTAGAATATAAGCCAACTGATTCCGAAGGACGTTACGAGCCTTAGCTTCATTGATGATTAGCTGTGTAAATCCGAGGCTCATATTCATTCGCAGTCACTCCGTTCAATATTAAGGTTCATATTTAACTCCAATATGAGTCATCGGTATAATTTTGAGGAAATTCTTCAAGAGCTTTGATCTCCCATGATTTCTGATACAAAGAAGATACATAGGATGTCGCCCCTTGCCACAGAGAGACGATCTGGAGAGGGTTAAGCTCATGGTCTACATTAAGACTATCCCTAAACTTAGTGAGCGTCTGTGTGTCTCCTAGACCGATTCTGAGAGATGCACCGAAAGCCAATGAATCAAGGTTATCTCTGTTAACCTGATCACCCTTGAGATAAATACCATTGAAGTCTTTACCTACTAAGATTCGTCTAGCTCTTTCATCATTAACCATATCGTCCTGAAGTCTCTTGAGTTTCGTCAGAGCTTCGGATTTGATAGCATCGATTTCTCCCTGAGTTCCAGTAGGACCTAAAATGTATTTCCAATGCCAATTATCACCAATCTGTTCTACACCATCTCGAACAGCATACTGCCAGAATTCCCCTGTAGGCTGAGCACCCTCAAAGATAACATCAGCCTCGAAATCATTAAGAATATCAGATGTAATCATATTTGGAAAACTGGTATTGCTATATCTTTGTCTGAATTCATATTCAGTTAGGATTTCTCCTGTTCTTAATCTAATATCCATAAGAAACCTTTCATTAAGCTATGGCCCAAAAGAGGAAGGAACCTCCGTTAGCGTTCAATGCAGCGGGGGCTGTGGAGGAGAGTTCAAAACCAGGAGAATATGGGTCTATGTAGTCGTTTCCAGAGACTTCGGCAGCAGTTGAGTTGAACAGCAAATAAGGATCATTTCCCGAGATGAGACCTCTTGTAGTATCCCAATAGTACCAGTCCCCGGTGCTATCTAGTCGCTTGATCATCACGAAGCGAGCACCTGCGGAGAAACCGCAGTTGATGGAATTCGTTGTCCCAGTCCCTGTGTACGTACCGATCTTGGAAACGCCCGGCGCTGTTGCGAACAGGTACGCTATATAATTTCCGCCCGACGCATTCATTCCTACGTTTGTTCCTACTGTGAACACTGAACTCGTAGGACTAGTATTGTTCCATGCTGTCGAGTCAATAATCTGTGCCCCAGTCGAGAAGTCGTCGTAAGCTGTATTGTCACCCCAGAAAAGCTTCCAACTCACGTTACCATCGTAGCGTTTGATGATCATCATTTCGGGGATGACACCAAGATTGTGAGAGACCGTGCGGTTTGTCCCAGTCCCCGAGTAGGTGACCTTATCGAAAAATCCTCTTGCCTCCTTGAACATGTAGTTCACGTAAGTGGCGGTATTGGTGTTCACCGATCCAGCGGTAGCATCGGGCCCGAACGTGACGCCATCCTGATTAAACCCGGTTATCACGTCAGTAAGTATCGTCAGGTCTGAAATGCTGTCAGACGTAATCTGAGACGCGGTCCCTCTTAGCCTGTCTTGCCAATTGTGCTTGTTGATCGCGCTGCGCTTTTTGGAGATTACCAAATCAGGAGGGAAGCCCACACCCGTGATAGACCGTGTAGCGCCCGTCCCTGTGCTGGCGTTGATGGCGAATACCTTTGTCGCATCCGTAGGAATACGCATAAAGCCTTTGCGAATGACCATGTAGATGTATTTGGTACTAACAGCCCCGATGAAGGTGAACCCCGTAGAGGTCGGATTACCGCGAGATGTACTAGTCTCCGCCGTGGTCGCGTCCGGATACAGTTCTTTGTCGGATGTTCCTAGATCCCATCCACGGCCAGCGTCCAAGTTTATCCAATCTCCTGTCGTGGAGGTCGGCTTGAACATACCAAATTGAGGTTCCCAGCCAATAGACGATACTGTTGCACTCCCAGAACCATCAGTCGTAAATGTTCCACATTGAACAATCCCATCCGTAGCACTGTCATGTGCCCAAAGATAAGCAATATAAGTAACTCCATTAGAATTTACATATGCATTATTACCTATCGTAAATAAAGATGAAGTTGGGTCATAAGCAAGAGTATTATTACCAAAATAATTAGCAAAATTTGTAGCAGAAGATGCTGCTGTACTATTTAGAAATAAATGAATATCACTTCCAAGACTCGTGTGATAAGTCGCCCAATTTCCTGTTGTATTTACAGCTTTAATCGTTATAAGTCCTGGGCTTATCCCTAAATTATGAGCAACTGTTTGTGTTGTACCGTTACCTGTATAAGTAACGATATCGAAAAATCTTTTTGATTTCCTAAACGTCCAAGAGACATATGTATTAGATGAAGTATTTACTTCAGAATTTGCACCAAGATTATAACCATTAGTATTAAATACATTAATACTACCACCTCCGGCAGCAGAAGCATTCGTTAAATTTGAATATACAAAGAGGTTAACCCCCCTAGTAGTATCTACAATAGGATTGTTTGAAGTTGTATTTCTTGTCTTTGTCCAGACTAATCCTCCATAAGTGGATAAATTAATCCCATTCGTTATACTTCTACTACCTCCCGTACCGGTATATAAAGTTGTACTAAATAAATCTTCTACTATAAGAGAAGAAAGTGTCCCACCTCCATCTGCTGAAAACATGTATTTCTCCTTATAGATAAAGTTGACCAACCACACGACCATACCAATTTATACCATCTGCTGTAAAAGCAAAAATGTCAGCTTTCGAAGCAGTGGAAGTAATAGTTGGTGCAGTAGAAGAAGGCCATCTTACTGAAGCAGCCCAAGTTACAGTTCTAGAACCTGTAGCATCCTGTCTTTGAATCAATAGAAATGATTTACCAGATGTAGCAGTCGGAAATGTATAAGTACAATTACCAGTCAGTGTAAGAATCTGAACAGTACCATTAGCCAAGTCAATCGTGTAAGCCGTCGAAGTATTTGCTATGTTAACCTCTTCAGTATATCCATTATTGATAATCATACTAGAAATCGTCGGAGTATTAATCGTTGGACTTGTTAGTGTCTTAGTAGTCAACGTCTGACTAGAAGAAAGATCAACAAGTTGGACACCATTCCAAGTCAAACCAGTCGTAGCTACAAAATTGATTGTACCTGCATTGTTCGTAGAATCAAAGAGGCCGAGATTCCAAGCAGATGCTGTAGCTGACTTCTGGATATAGAACTTAGGTTTACCAGTTGTATAATCGGACGGTGTAAATTCAAGATAAGTCGTCAGGGTAGTTGCATTACCAAGTGTAATTGTCTTGAGGGCACTAAACGTCTGAGCAAAATCAATAAGACTGAGAGTACCAGACGCATTAGGAATAGTCATGGTACGAGTCGTACCAGTAGTAATACCTGATGCCTCGAAAGCAATCTTCTTAGTATTATCACCATCATCAACGATGAATGTCGTATTGTCGATAAATGAACCGCCAGTAATTACGGGGGATGTCCAAGAAGCCGTAGTCCCATTAGAAGTCAAGACATAACCACTAGTACCAATGGGAAGTCTGGTAGTAGTTCCAACACCATTACCAAGAATAATGTCACCTTCAACAATGGAAAGGTTAGAACCAGTACCACCCTTAACAGATGGGAGAATACCAGATACAGAATTTGTTAGACTAATCTTCGGTCCATTACCAGTTGTACCATCATGAGTATGACCAGTAGTAGAATTAAAGGCTGCTTCAAGAGCGTTAAACTCATTTGCCAGAGGGAGGGCCTTAATGTCCTGACCGGCAATAATATCAGCAGTAGATTGACGTACATAACCAGTCATTTAAAAATCTCCTTAGTCAAATCAAAGTCCTTGTACCTTCAGGGTTAAACTCTACAATAAATCCTTGGATGGTGTGTGGTTCATAGTCACCAGCAGTCGTATAAGTAATCTTCATTGAGTTGAATGCACCTTCGAAAGAATTGGTAATAACGGGATAGATATCACCGTTGTCATAGACAACTCCGGGGGAGTCATAAATCGCACCAGGATCATCGTAGAAAATAATAGAATTCAATGAATCACTAGGATAAGTCATTGGGTTATTCTTATAAGGTGAATTCCAGTTATAAGAGACTTGGACACTCATTGAAAGTGTACCTTCAGGTCTAAAGAAAGTATGAATCTTCCTTGAAGTCTTTTGTGAAAGAACATCTCCGAAGGTCAAATAGGGTGTAGAATATACAGAAATGATAGGAGTCCCATTAAAGGTTCTTCCTGTTTCTTGTACGTACACAGCACCATCATAATCACCATGTATCGTTGTTTCCATATCGTTGATATAATCATTTTCAACTACAGAAGTTCTAATCCCAGAAAGTTCTCCAAACTCCCATCCAGTCTGACCATTAGTAGTTCTAAGACCACCAATCATACCGACACCTAAGGCTGTTGTACTATCACCTGAGATAAAATAACGGAACTGAGATTTCTTTTTGATTACAGTCGAATTCAGAAGGTTAAGATCATAGTTGTCTTGTAGAGTATTGATCAATTGTTGGACTTGTTTACTCAATGATGCAAGGTTAATATCACCGATTTTATTTGTACCTGAGATAGTACGAACACCATCTTGAGCCAAGAAGAGAATATCACCATTCATTTCTATGATACTATCAGGAGCGATGACACCAATATCCTGAGCAACGTCTTTGATCACAAAATCTGTACCATCTACGGTGATCTTTCTAATTCTTTGATTACCAAAGATATATAAATCTTCACGGAATGGTCTAATACCGTCAACTTGATATGCTGCATTTAACTGACCACCACCACTAGCAACAGTAAAATTCAGTGGGTCTAAAGGTGCAGAATGACAGACAATGTCAGGGTATTGATAATCACCAGAAAGGAATATATGGTTCTCAAAAGAGGTCACATACTGTGGGGCATCAAGTAGTTGATCTCCACCAGGACTCATTGCAGTTCCTGTACCAGAAACTTGTAGACGGTACCAATTAGCACCATCATAGACAACAGCACTGTTGACACCATCTACGAAGATGATATAAGATACACCTTCTATAGATACTTTATGATGCCTGATTTTAGTGACTGATCTGTGAGCAGATACTGTATTATGAGTAATACCTGTCACAACAGCAGTCCAACCTACACCTAGCGCATATTTATAAAACTTGTATGTATTACTAGCTTTCTGTTTTCTAGCTGCAAAGATCGACTCTGTGCCATCAATACCTGTATAGATAGCTAGTCCTAGAATCTTACCTTCAGCATTAGTATCATCTACAGTCGGAAAATCAACATCAAACGGTTGATACCCATTGATTCTACGATAACCACCATAGAGGCCAACTTCGTAATTGATTAGACGAGACGCTCCACCCGGTAGATTAGTATCAAGGAAAAGATGGTTTTCAGTACTATCTAGACCACCTTGGCAGATTACTGTAGCACTGGTTAATTGATCAGCCATTATTTACCTCGCTACAACAAAACCTTGGTATGCAGACCTCCAGAAAGGCCCACCAAAAGATACTCTACGATCTATGATGTCATCTTTACGAGGTGCAAGATAACCCCTCATTTTAGAAATTGCTTTTCCAAATTCTTGAGTCCAAAAATTACCCTGATCTAGATTGTCCTTCATAAGATTGAAATGTTTCAAAGCTCCAGCCATGATAACAAAATCCCATCTTGTCGGAATCGTAGTTGTGTCATCATAGGCTGACATATCTGTATTTATTTGATAATAATCGAAGAGGACAGTATAAGCCTTATCGGGACTAGGAGTTACGCCAAATCCAAGATCAGCACCTTGGTTCGACATAAAAACAAATTCAGGAACAGACCTACCATCAGAACCCTGATCTTCATCTTGAGGTCTAAAGAATTGATACCATTTATCTTTCGAAATCAATCTCAACGAAGTAGTATTAATCGATAGTGCATCATCTTTTTCAAGTCTGAAACTTTCCCAATCTGCACTCTCAAGGTCAGCCGGTAGGGTGTATTGAGTACTCCCTTGAGTCAACAATTGACTTCCGGTCTTGAAGTTAAACGACCACTCTTTTTCTTCTGCCATAATTTCATTGATAGAAGCTAGGACACAATCTTTAGCCGTAGCTTGAATACCCCTAGCACTGGCAAAAGAAGTACTAGTCAATTCAACTTCATTAATCCTTCGAAGAAGTTCATTCGTCAACTCAAGGAATGTGCTCATTAACTGGAACCTTTCAGGTTTTTCATAGTCCTATTCTCTTTGAAATAAAATTCATTATCCAACCAGAGAAATATAGGAAAATTGAACCGACAAAACCTAGAATAACAACTGCACCTCCGAGACGTGCTTCCCAAGTATCCCATTTACGAGACATTGTGTCATTACTTTCTTTTATGATCTTAAGGTCTTGTCTGATTTGTTCTACATCTCTGATTAAATCTTCGACTTGTGTCTTAATGACACCTATCATATAATTTTGATCATCCATAGAGATACCCCTTTCATAAGGAAACTCCCTTGGAGGTTTATTTCCAAGGGAGACCTATAAGGTTAGCTCTTAGGCTGAGCAACACCCGGACGAGCCACCTCATCAACTTCGACAAGAAGAGCCGAAACTGTGATCGTACCACCAGTCCAAGTACCAGTAAGACCTGCAATCAAGAGGTCAATAGTATCTTGAGCAGACGGCTGGATAGTAACCGTAGCGGCAGACGAAGTGGAAATTGCATAAGTGGATGCAGCATAATAATCATATGCCGATGCCCATGCAGTAGCCGATACACCGGTAATACCAAGCGAAAGGGTAAGAGCCGATGCCGTACCAGAGATTGCGGAAGACTTCTTTACCCAAGATGCCAAAATAGCAGTACCCTTGGGAACATTGAGGACTTCAATAACGTCGTTAGTAGCAAGACCAGAACCCTTTGCCGTCACAATATCTGCAACATTAAGAGTACGGCTGATGACGTAAGGACGGCGAGTAGCAGAAGCTAGAGTGGGGTTGTTTACACCATCACCCGTCCAACCTGCCATAGAAACAGTAGCCATGTATTATTCTCCTTCTTTAAAATTAAGCGTTGACGTTGTAAATAACGCGAGCCAATGCCTGAGGACGAAGAATCTTACGACCATACATGTGCATACCACGGACGATATCCGAGAAGCTCATTTCAGAACGGAAGGACTCAGTGTTCTTCAGACGTTCTGCGGTAGCAACAGCCGAATCATGACCAGCGACGATAACACCATAGTTCGAAGACGAACCATTGTTATCAGCCGTACCCGGACCAGTACCTGCCGACGGAAGATTGTTGCTCGTGTAGACACGGAAGCCACGAACCTTGTTAGAAGCGATCAGACCATTAGAAAGCTGTTCACCTTCCTGGTAGAAACGATCCATGAACTTCGAGTTTTCGTCACGAAGGATTTCCTGGAAGACCGGATCAACAACGACCCAACGACCATCCGGATCAACGTTCTGCTGGTCGAAGAGACGACCAATACGAGACAGAACTGCAAGCGGAGTTGCGTCATAAGTACCAGAGACACCTACAGCGACAGAGTCCGACGACGAGCCGCCAGACACAAAGGTATTACGAGCAAGCTTATGGATCGAGAGAAGTTCATCTGCATCAGCAGAGGATTCGGACTTAGTACCATCTGCACTAGAACGAGCCGTCCAAGTACCAGAACCCGGAGTAGCTTCGTAAAAGCCAGAAAGATAACCGAGAACTTCACGGTCGAAGGCATCAGCGATCTTATAGGCTGCACGATCCTTAGCAGCAGACTCCCAATTGACGTGGCTCATAGCCTTTTCGATGTCGTCAATCTGGAACTGGTAGTAGTTAGCCTTATTGATGATAAGCGTAAAGCTCTCATCCGTCAGGTCCTGAGATACAAGCTGCGTACCGCGAGCAAGCGGGTTAACAGTGATTTCAGGCTCTTTAATGATTACAACCGAATCACCAAAGTTAGAGATCTCACCGAAATATTTTACCTTAATGTGTAGACTATTTTATTCTACACCTACAAGTTTCCCTGTAGAAGAGACTATATCATCAGTGTCATATTCAACACTGTCTGGCACTCTTGGATTATAATAACTTGGAAGTTTATACCTCATCGAAGGTATTACATACTCATTAATCAAACTCTCAAATTTCTTTGCTTCTTTTGTGTTGAACATTATATTCCAACTTTTATTTTTTGCATAGAAACTTTTCTTAGCAGTAATACCCCAAGTTTTTTCAAAATAATGAATTATCTTGTCAACTTCAGTTTCTGTACAGTATGTGTACAATCCTAAAATCACAGATGACACAGAACCGTCGGGTCTTTTTGTTTTCTTACAACCACCATCGTCCATATACCATAGTGCTATGGCTTGTGGAGTCAAGTAGTTAAGAATTCTATCAGTAAAGTATTTCTTATTGTCATTAGAATAGAGATATTTATGTAGTATTCTGAAAGATTTGTGACATCTAGAAAATCTACACGATTCATATTCTACACCCTTAACTTTTGGTTTTTCATAGTGCATCTTGGGTTTTTTACCACCCATAATGGAATGAAATAAGTTAAGTTTATATTGACAATATTCTTCTTGTTTGATCGAATGACAAACTACATATTCATAATAGACAGAAGGAGTTCCATCTAGTTGAGTATGATGTTTTCTTTTTAAACAACCATCACCAAGAAGCATACCTAATAGTATTGCCCTTGAATTCTTATTCAATTATTTCTCCTTACCAGCATTAAGCCGATTTCAAAAGTTATTATAATCTAGTCGTTACGCCTTCTCATCCCTGAGCTTGGCTCGGTATTGTCATATCCAAAGGACTTAGAGTTCCACCGAATTCACCAGATTTTTATACACAGACTATTTCGTTAATCAGTGTTAGTAACATCCATGACGACAGACTTCTTACGAAACTGATCCTGGACCTTCTTAGAGTAGATTGTGGGGGACCATGCGCCACCCTGAAGCTGACCGTAGCCAACTGCACTTTGAAATGCCATATTATATTCTCCTTAGTTTATATTGATTTTCTTATTTTCAGAAATCAATACTCGCTTTAGAGGTCATTAGTTTAAGGTATTCTATTGAGGCTTAAATAATGAGTATTCTAATTCTGTATCAATTTTGTAGTCAAAGGTCGGATTACCGACGAGCACCACCCGTTATATCGTATTTGACTCGACCTTTACGTCGTGCTTCATCAATCTTAGCCTCATTCTGGCTCCACCAGCGAGGGTTCCGAGATGTCTCACGTTCGATTTGAGATTCTGAGTAATCATAATCCGGATCATTGTCATCGGAAAATGAACTCTGTGTCTTGATCTTTACAGCCTTTGCGATGTCCCGATCAGAAGGGTCTTCTTTTTCAGACTTCTTCTTACCAGTTTTAGCCTTATATTTGTCTAGAACAAAAGAGGCTGAATCTACATCAAAGGACTTGTAAATCTTATCCTGTTCAAGCTTACTCTGACGACTCAGCCAATCATGGAAATCAGGGTCAGAGAAAAGAGTTTCTGCATCAGGATGTCTGGACTTAAGCTCAAGGAGTGCCTTTTCTCGCTGCATCTGAGCCGACTGAACCTTAAGATCACCAATCTTTGCGTCAATCCGCCTGTCTACACGAGCATCCATGATACTGGCAAAATCGGGATATTCATCTTCCCATTCCTTCAACTCAGCTTCAGTCTTAGGTGGTCGGATTTTACCCTGCTGGATATTTCCCATATCCTTACGCAGTTTGTCGATTTCTGCCTTCAATGAGGCTTCCTGTTCTTGCTGGTGTCTACGTAGATCACCATAGCGCTTCTTCCAGTTCTCCTCCTCAGGAGTTGCTACACCTTCTTTAAGATTCTTTTCTACAGTCTCGTTAATTTCAGTTTCTGCGAGTTCTGCTGCAATCTGAGGATTCTTATATTTGGGCATGTT